TTTCAATACTGGGCCGCCATCGGTGCGACGCCGGATGATTTTGCACTGGACGCGGGCGCGTACGGTTTGACGCTGCATGCAACGGCGTGGGGCACCGCGACACTGGAAAAACTTCTACCGGATGGCGCTACGTACGTTGCCGTCGCAACGGCGATTGCGGCAGACGGCTACCTGGAAATTCACTTGCCGGCGGGGCAGTACCGGCTTGCGCTGGCCGGCGTTACGGCAGTGACCGGCGAAATTGCGTTGATTGCTCCGGGGTCGCGCTAGGTGGCGGCGCGGTTCATAAATCTTTTTGGTAAGCCCTCAAGTGGCGGGGGGCCGACGCCACCCGGCGATAACGTCTTGCAGCTTGGCGGTTTAAACTTGCAGCTCAACGGTCAAGATTTGACATTAGGAGCCTAATAATGTCGATTGATATTGCAGCAATGACAGACGCGCAAAAATTGGCATTTGCGCAAGCCGTAGGCTTAGTTAAGATAGCAGGGGGTGCGGTAGCTAATGTAAGCCATCTTGATTTGGCGCTACCGTCTGGTTATTCGTCCTTTGAACTTTCACTAGATGATTGGTTACCAAACTCACCGACAAGTATTGCAATGTGTTTTTCGGCTGATGGCGGCGTTACGTTTTTCAACGATACAACTAATTTTGATACGTACTGTCTCGGCGCAACGACAAATCAAATTGCAACTACGGGCGCGGCAAGCGGCGCTTTTTCATCGCAAGGCGCCGATGCTGCTTTAGGATTTGGTGTAGGTAACACCTTGGCGGGCCTTCCGGTCAAGACGAATGCGCGATTGACGATAAACTGCGGAAGTGCAGACACAGTGCCGTCCATGAGTTGCATTCAATGGGCCTCGATAGGAGGTACACCTGCGGCAGTACAGTGGGAAGCGAACTACGGATACGGCAATCCAGCCGCAACGGTGCCTTTTCCTGTCGGTGCGGTAAATCTGTTGCGTCTTTTTCCATACGGAACAGGAAGCTGTACAGTGATAGGCGGTCTCATTACCGGCGGTAACTACCGTTTGATTGGAAATGCGTAGTTAAAATGAAAACAAAATTCACACTTTTCTTAATTGCGCTGTCCGTACTGTCCCGGCTTGCGTTTGCGCAAACGCTGCCGTTCCCAAACGGCGGCCCTTTTACAATACCGCGTACTACTGTTGTTATTTTTCTCACGACGGGTACGTCGTGGACCGTTCCGTCAAACTGGAACAGCTATAGCAACACGCACAATACCGTTGAAGGTATTGGTGGCGGCGGCAGTGGTACGGGTGCGCAAACGTTTTTCGGCACTCCCGGCGGCGGCGGGGGTGGCGGTGGCTATGCAATACTGCCAAACATTACTACAACGGCCGGCGCATCTATTCCGTACACCATCGGTCAGGGTGGCCCTGGCGGAAGTGGCCTTACAACTACCCCCGGTACGGACACTAATTTTAATTCTGGAGCGCTCATTGCCCGCGGCGGGGGTGCCGTTTCCGTAGGTAGCGGTGGTTTTGGCGGCGGCGTTTCTACTGCGAACGTCCCGGTTACGGGCTCTTTTAACGGTGGCAACGGAGGCGCTAGCACGGCTTCGGGTGTTTTAGGCGGCGGGGGCGGCGGGGGTGCGGCAGGGCCGAACGGGGTTGGAGGCGCCGGCGGGTCGCCAAGCGCAACCACTAGTGGCGGCGGGGGCGGTGGCGGCTCGGATGGCGGCGGGGCGGGCGCGGTCGGTACGGCCGCTAACGGAGGCGCGGGCGGTACGGCGTTTAATAGCACCGCAGGCGGTGCCGGGGGCGTTATCGGGACGCCAAACGGCGGCGCGGGCTCTCAGGGATCGGGTGGCGGCGGCAGCTACGGTCTTACAACAACGACAGGTACGGGCGGGGCGGGGAGCGCCGATGTTGACTGGACGGCTACGGCAGGCGGAACGGCCGGCGCCGGTAGCGGCGGAGGCGGCGACGGCGGCGCTACAACTCCGCAGGCAGGCGGGAACGCCGGTTCTTATGGCGGCGGTGGCGGTGGCGGCGGTAAACCGAACGGCAACGGTGGCAACGGTGCTAACGGCATCATCATCATTACTTATTCGTTTTAGGAGCATGCGATGCGCGTCACCATCATCAAAGACGACAACAAAGTGGCAATCGACGGTGTTGCGTATTCGGTTGACTGCAAAATGCTGCCGCTTGATTTTCATGCGTTGCAGTGGGACGGCACTCGTGGTGAAATCGAATTCAAGGTGACGCGGTGCGCGCATTGCGGTGCGCGATCGAAAAAGGGCAACGAAACAATCACGGATTTGTCTCCGTACACAAAGCACGTAGACGCATGGAACGTAGCGAAAGCGACTGCCGATGCTGCCCGACCCAAAAATTAAGTGTCCGGCGACCGGCTTCGCGCGTTCGTGTCGCGAGATAATCTCGGAATGCGACTGTCCGAAGTTCGTTAGCATCAAGGGTCACGATCCACAGACGGGCGCGATTGTTGACCGTCACGGCTGCGTTGATAGCTTTCTGCCGTTACTCTTGATTGAAAACGCGCAAATGTCGCGACAGACGGGCGCTGCAGTTGAAAGTTTTCGCAACGAGGTAATACGTACAAATGAAACAACTCGCGAGGTACTTACGCGCGCTCTTAATCTTGGAAACTCGGAATTGCGGATTTTGAAATGAGCGAAGCACTACAGTACGCCGCTATCTTGTTTAGCGGCATTACGTTGTTAGTGTTGGTGGTTGAAAAGACGTTCGGTGGCGGCAATGCGCTTGCTGCCAAGTTTCACACGCTGGACAAGGAAGTAACGGCCCAAGTTGCCGCGGTCCGCAGGGAACTGAATGAAAAGATAGACGAATATGAAAAGGTTTCAACCGTGGGGTTCGAAGCCATACGTGCCAACATTCACGCCATGCAAATTGGCTTGCTGGAGTTTCGTGCTAAGGTCGCCGAAGAGTTACACGCGTACATACGTAAGGACGATTACAACGCGGGCGTAAACGATATCAAGCGCGACGTGCAGAGCGGCTTTACTCGCGTAGATACCCGCCTAGGGGAGCTGCAGGATTTGATTATGTACGCCAACCCCGACGTAGTTAATCGTCCACCGCAGCACCCGAAAGGCCGCTAAAGTCCTTTGTCATACGCGATGCGTCTGCTAGACTAAGCAACGGCAGGGTTACAAACCGGAGACTTGGTTATGGACGAGAAAAAAGAATTTGGTGAAGGCGAACACCGCGGAAACGTTAGAGCGGGGCTCGAACACATGCGCCATGCTCTTACAGAACTTGAGGCGGCGGCGCGCAAGCTGCAGAACCACAATTTTGCGGACCTTATCAAAGGCGCGCACGGCCGTCTTTCGCAGGCGTCGGAACACCCGGACCTTGAGAAAGTCAGCGAACAGCTCAAAGGCGAGCTGAACGATCCGAAGTTGGGGCCGACAGTCGCTGAATGGGTTGCAGCCGGCTACAAGGCGCGAAACTACCCGCCGCATGGTTACGAACCGCGTAGCACGCCGGAAGAGATCGCCGCTGCGGTTGCTGCCGAAGGGCCGGCAGACGGCGAACAAAAGCCGTTTCCGGGTGCTCAAAAGGCGGTAGCCTAACGGAGTGTAGCATGCCGTTGAAAAAGGGAAGTAGCCGCAAGGCAATGTCGGCGAACATCCGTACCGAAATGCGCGCCGGCAAGCCTCAAAAGCAAGCCGTCGCTATCGCGTACGGCGTCGCCAGAAAATCGAAGAGAAAACGCAAGTGAGCAACGGCCTGCCCAGTAAAGCAAAGGTTGGCGTTCCCGGCAACACCGTGAACATCAGCCCTGCTACGTACTTCCTTGCCAAGCGCATGGAACGTGCTGGCATGTTGCGACCTGGGCAGGCTCTTATGCTGGCGGCTACGCTACCGAACATTGTAAAGAAAACGAAACGAGGTAAGAAATGACGCGCTTCAAAGGCCAAAAGACTGGTTTTAATCCGAAGGGCAGCAATGATTGCTGTCCGAACCCGATGGGGCCGCCGTCAACGAAATTCGGCGGGCGCCCTGCGGTGCCGGCGGGGCAGTTCAAGCGCTATCCGGGCGCCGTCGCTGATATCGAGGGTGGCAATCGCCGATTGGCGAAGTCCAATCACGGGGACGGTGGCGGCAGTGGTACGAGTTTCAGTACCACGGGCGGCAACGCTTTTGGCCGGGGCCGCAAATAACGGAGAGCGCAATTGTTCTACCGTCCCGGCGGCGGCGCAAGCCGCATCAACGCTCAATATGATTTTGTCTACGTCGATTTTATCGGCGGGGCGACCGGCTGGCTGCCGATCAATAAAGGCGACACGATCGCAGTCAACATTGCGCGGGCGTCGATTAATTTCCAGAGCCCGGCACAAAGCGTAGTGACAAAATCACCCGTTGCCGTTGAAGCGCAAATTTTGCTGGAAATGAAAATGTTCGGCGGCGATACGGACGCGGAAGCATGGCCGATCGACCAATGGCAGAACATTGTCGTTGCCACTGATCGCCGTGCGCATCGTGCCGGTTGGGTGCGGCTTCGTACCGCTAACATCAATAACGGCGACGGGACCGGCGTGGCATTGGCGTTGCAGATCAGTCGTACGGGCGAAAGCGGGGCAGTGACATGACCGAAACCATGATACGTATGCAGCTTGACGCTTTAGTTAGTGCCATCAAGAGCGAAAACGAAAAAGAAGCACTGCATGCGGGTGTTGCGCTTGCTGGTCAGGTGTTACTTGATTTTCACCGCATCGCAGATGCTCTTGAAAGACTGGCAGCAAAATAGTGTCTGGCTTTGACAACGGGAGTTTACAAAGCGGAATTTTTGCCCAAGCCAAACAAGTGGGCTCGATTTTGCGTGGCTTCGGGCCGCCAGCTCCGCAGGCTGGCGTTGTCGGTGATTTGTATATCGACGTACAGACGTGGTTCTTTTACAACAAACGTTCGGCTGGCGTCGGTGATGATATCGACCCGTGGGGGCACTACCTTTTTCAAGTGCCTGCGACGTACCGTACAACGCTGAAATGGTTTAGCACGTTCGCACCCGGCGACGATTTGGGCATTCCCGGCGACTATTGTTTGCTGTGGGGCGGTTGGTCCAACTACGGTATGCAACCGTCGATTTACGGACCAAAGCAGGCAATGAGCTGGCCGGAAAACGGCAACGGACCGAATACAACGATCGCTGTTGCCGGTGCCGGGACTGTGTTGCAAATCGGTTTGCTGGACGAAGGCCCGGCGCTGCCGGACAGCAATTCAACGCAGCTTGTCGTTGTCGGCTTGCTTGACGAATACATTTTGGCTGTTCCGGTAGGCGCCAATGCCGGCGACCCCGTGATGCAATTGGGGCTCCAGTCCGGGCCTGCGAACATAACCGTCGTACTTAACCCGCTGTACACTGCCGAAGACGAGCACGGGATTTAATAATGTCCGGTTACGACAACGGCACACTGCAACAAGGCGTTTTCGCCCAAGTGAAGCAATTCGGTTCAATCTTGCGCGGGTTTGGTCCGCCTGTGCCGCAAGCGGGCGTCGTGGGCGATCTGTATATCGACGTACAGACTTGGTTTATCTACGCCAAGCGGTCAACCGACGCGTCCGGCGACGTAGACCCGTGGGGGCATTATCTGTTTCAGGTGCCAGATATGTACGCGGCTCGCCTGAAATGGTTCAACGCCTACCAGCCCACCAACGACATAGGCATTGACGGCGATTACTGTCTGTTGTGGGGCGGGTATCCGAACTACGGACTACAGCCGTCGATTTACGGACCGAAGGCCGCGGGCATATGGCCGACGCCGCCAACGGCTGTCGCTGTGACGCTTAATCCTCTGTACACTGCAGAGGACAGCCATGACATTTAACCCCGCCACCGACTTCCTGGGGCTCTGGCGCAACAATGCCGGACAGGTTTCAAAACTCGAAATTCCGGGTCTCGATTATGTTGTGGCTGCGTTGGCGCGGGCCGGCGTTATCAATCTTTCGGTATCGGCGACAGCTCCCGTAGCAAGCCAATCCGTGACGGCATGGTTACAAGCCGCCGTGCCCAGTTATTCCGCCGAAGGCGCGCTTTTTCTGTGGAACAGTGTTGCGGCGGCCTATGCGCCCGCCACACCGGCTCTGTTTCTGGACATGCTGCAGGCAACGGCGGGACGGAACGGTGTTTCGTGGTGGACAAGCGTTGGCGGTGCGCCGCTGAATACAGTCGGCAACAATGGCGATTTTGCCATCCGTACGGACGAACCCGGCGGCATCTACGGGCCGAAGGAGGCCGGCGCGTGGCCTGCGGACCCGTTGCCGGGCACGACGGACGTACTCGGCACCATCGGTTCAACAGAAGGCGACACGATTTTCCGCGGTGTTTCGCTATGGGAAGCGCTGGCGATCGGCCCCGCCAACAGTGTGATGATTTCCAACGGTACTATTCCGGCGTGGGAGTTGCTGTCTGCGTTACTGGATAACGTATTTAGTGACGTTCAAGGCTCAATTTTATACCGCGACGCCGCGGCATGGGAAGCACTGGGGCCGGGAACGGCAGGTTACGTTCTGACGGGCGGCGGCGCGAATGCGAACCCGTCGTACACAGCCAAAGCTACCGAATTTATTTCCGGTACGACGATGCTATTCCAACAGACTTCGGCGCCGCCGGGCTGGACAAAGCAGACAGTGCTTAACGACTATGGCTTGCGCGTCACCAACGGAGCGGCCGGAGTGACGGCGGGCACAGCGTTTAGCACGGTGTTTGCGCAAACGGCAGTTGGGGATACGACGCTGATAACGGCGGATATTCCTTCGCACACGCACCCGTACAGCCTTGCAGCAACGACAGCCAATCAAACTAACACGGGCGGTACGCATGCGTTTTTAGATAGCGTCGGTGGCAGTACGACGGGGACCGCGGGCAGTGACGGCCCGCATACGCATTCGGTTAGCCTTACGCTGGCGTACGTAGATGTTATCATAGCAAGCAAGAATTGAGCCCATGAGCTACGTACCTGCAACCGACTTTCTGGCGTTACTTCGTCAAACCGCGACGGGCACAGAAATTGAACGTATGCCCGGCCTCGATTATGTCGTGGCTGCGCTGGCGCGTGCGGGCATGTTTCAGGTGTGGACTGGACTGACAGCGCCCGCCGCTAATCAACAGACGACGGTATGGGTGCAGCCGGCGCAACCGTCATGGACGGCGGAATGCACAGTTTGGCTTTGGAATTCGGAGCTGTCGGAATACCAACTCGCCACGCCAAATCTTTGGAGCGTGTTGCTCGCCTTCGAAGGGCCGGGGCAAGCCTATGATCCTCCGTATGGCGGCAGCGTGCCGACGACGGTTGACAAGAAACTGCAAGAATGGGTTTCGTTTCTGGATTTTGGCGCGGTTGCGGACGGCGCAACCAATAATGACAAGGCATGGATCAGCTTTATCAATGCGCTGATTTCTACCGGGCGCGCGGGTTACATCCCCGGCGGCGCGGCTTCGTACATCGTGGCGACTGCCGCCGTGTCGGTATCGCCAACAAAACCGTTTCATATTTTCGGTGACGGCACGATCGAACGTACGACGGAAGTTTACGCGCCGCTTTTGGAGGTTATCGGCGGGCAGTCGCCGCTTATCGAAGGCGTAACACTCAAGTATTCCGGTCCAAACCCGCAACGCAACGTTACCAACGTAACCGTGAACGGCGCGGTTTCCGTGACGTACGCCTATTCGGGCGCGGCTCTTAGTATCGGTGAAAGTGTGACCGTGTTTGGCGTGCTCGGCATGGGTAACGGCGACGCTAACGGCAACATCACGTCCAACATTACCGCTGTTGGAGCCAACACTTTCACCGTCGCGGTGGACGGTTCAAGCTGGACCGCCTACGGTTCCGGCGGCATTATCTTCAACTCTAATGCGGGCAATCATCAATCTGCACGGCTAATCGGCTCAACGAATGGGACGTTCCGCGGTGTTTCGCAGCTTGGTCGCTGGTATGCGGGTTTGGAGCTGCGCAATCCGGCTGGTGGCTCTATCGAAGATTGCTTTTCGCAAGGGTCGGTTAACCGTGGCCTGTACGTACAAGGCAACGTTAGCGACGACCGGATTTCGGTCACGGGTAATGAAATTGACGGCGAGGGCGTTACCACGTACGGCATTAACACCAACATTGCGACCGGAGACACGGAAGTTGATCTACTTATTTTTGGCAACCGTGTTTTCAACGTGCAGAGCCAAGGTATTGCCGCATCGGGTGCCATCGGGGCGGTTATAGCCGTTAACACGATCGACACGGTGACGGCTGTCGGCGGTATCGCCATCTTAAATCAGATCGTTAACGCCGATGCACCGCAGTTCGTTGTTATCAACGGCAATACGATATTGAACGCGCAAATTGGCATCGCTGGCAATGACGATTTGCGGACCATCATCAGCAACAACGGCATTTCGGCTACCATTCCAGCCGCAGCCGTAACGGCGCAAACCTGTTTTGCGTTGATGGTAGAGGGCTCGCAGCTCGGCAACGTCACCGGGAATATCCTGTCCGGTACCGCCAACGCGCCGAATGGGGCTGTGGGTGCATTCTTTGGTGCCGGTACCAACGGCGACGCCGCCGACAACAATGTGGGTAGCGGCAACGAAATTACGCTGGCCGGCACGGGCACGTTGATTGGTATCTTAACAAGCGGCGCGTCGGCGGACAACGTTTGGCTGTTTACGACTATTCAAGGCGCGGGGACTAACGTTTCCGACGCCGGCACCAACAATAATTTTTCGGTTGGCGTCACCGGCACCGGGCCGGTTGTGCTCGCCAACAACCCCACCTTGGGTACTATTACCGGCAACTTTAATATCACCGGAGAGTACCGGATTGACGGCAATCCAATTCTTGACGTGCAAGGTAATTACGTCGAATTGTTTTCCATAGACGGGATTAACGTCGGTGCGCTCGGTAACGCCGCGGACCCGACGAACTACTGGAACAATACGACGCACGAATTCCGCAGCCGTGACGGTCTAACATTGTTCGGAACGATAACGGCGACGGCAACCGCCGTACTGGGCTCGCTCTTGTCCATGTCGCCTTCGGGCGGCGTTGGTTATGAAGTCGGCGCAGGCGGCGTCGTTGTCCAGGCGACAAACAAGGCAACCGCGGTTGTATTAAATACCGTCTCTGGGCAGATCACTATGAGCAACGCCGCGCTGGCCGGCGGTGCCGTGGTCTTCTTTACCCTGATGAACAGTGCAATTGCGGGGGCCGATACTGTTTCGGTCAATTTGCAAACTGGCAATGCAACGCCGGCCACGTACCGTGTTCACGTCGAAGCCATCACGGGAGGGAGCTGTATTATCGTTGTGACGAACATTTCAGGCGGTTCGTTGGGCGAAGCGTTGGTACTCAATTTCAACGTGATGAAAGGCGCGCATTCGTGAGCTACGCTTCAACCACGGATTTACTTGCGCTGTTCCGGCAAACGAAGCCCGGCGGCGTGCGTTCCGTACGCATGCCCGGCCTTGACTATGTTATCGCCGCCATGGCACGGGCTGCCATGTTTCAAGTATGGATTGCGGAAACGCCGCCCACGGTCGATCAAATTACGACGTTATGGCTGCAACCGGCGTCACCAAATTCCTGGGCGTCAGAAGGCACTGTATGGCTTTGGGATGTTATCACGGCGGAATACCAGCTTGCGACGCCAGAACTTTGGAGTGCGTTGTTCGCAGGCGGAGCGGACCCCGGCGGCGCAGGCGTATTTCAGTTGGTTGCCGGCGCGGTGGGTATCGTTAACGTTCCAACTACATTGTTGGCAGTTCAACGGGTAGCGCCCGTGACAACCGTACTGGAACTGCCGCCAGTCGCCGGCAGGAAAGGGTTGCAACTGCAAATCGTTGATTGGTCGACTGCCGTCACCGGCCACACAATTACGTTGACGCCGAACGGCGCTGAAACCGTGATGCAGTTGGCGTCTTTTGATTTGCTCTCTACCGCGGATCAGCTTGCAGGCGTTACGCTTTATCCTTCGATTGACTTAGCCGGATGGGTGATTGCACCATGAAACACGTCCGTACGTGGTTGGCGCTAGCGGCGCTGTTGCTTGTTTCGCCCGCGCTGGCGCAATGGCAGACGCCTAATCATTCCGTACCGCTGGGTCGCGGTGGCGGGAAAGTCGGCTTTGGCAGTGCGGGGCCGGGAGCTGCAGGCGTGCCGTTTGTCGGCAACGGGCCGTCCGCGGACGGGTCTTTTCAGACGCTTGGTTATGGCGGTGGCGGTACAAACGCCACGACGCAGGTAGCGGCCCGCAACAACATTTTTCCGACGCCGACGCGTGCCGGCGACGTGGTTGTCTGGAACGGCACCGTATGGGTGACGCTGGCCGGCAATAACTCCGGTTCAAATTGCTTTGGTGAAAATGCTTCCGGCGTGCCGTCATGGGTTAGCTGCATCGGTACCGCAACAACGCCTGGCGGTTCGTCCGGTCAAGTGCAGTATAACAATTCTGG